CCGGGACGCAAGGGAACTGGGGCTGTTTGCTCCCACAATGGCGATACTTCCGCCGGGGAACACTTTTTCCAGTATGGTATTTCCCGCTCCCCGCCGATCGCTTATCATCCCCCGCAACACTGGCGTTTCCTGTATGGATTTTGCCAGCCTGTTTTTAGAGAAACTTTCCGCCATCGTAATTGTGGGCTGCATCATCAGGATCGGAACCGGGTCATAGTGCATATAATACCCCACTACGTTTACCAGTGTTTCCGATTTTGCCACCTGGGCGGAAGACATAACCACAGTTTTTCTGATCCGCACGTCTGAAATGCTGTCCATGATTTCCCGCATATGCGGCACTCTATCCGTGCGCCAGCGCCCCGGCTCCGCCGCCCCCTGCGGTATCCGGCGATACTGATCCGCCCAGTCTGACAGGCGCATTTCCGGCGGCGGTTTCAGCCTTGCGAAAATGCGCTTAAATACCGCTTTCGCCTGTTCCTCCATCCAGCGTTCCTTCCTCCATTTCCGCAAGTAGCCCGTCAAAGTCTGCCAGTTCTTCTAACGCTTCATCCGTTGCCCGTTTCAGTGCCAGGAATATTTCCATTTGATCCGTTTCCACCGCCAGCGCCGGACTTTGCTTTACCGGAATGTTGCGGATCTTCTGGCGGAACCGCAGAAGCATTTCCACCATGACTTTTTCCACGTCCGCCGCCTGGATCACTTCCCGGCGTTTCAGATCCAGTTCCAGTTCTTCCTTTTCCCGTTTTGCCCGCGCCAGCTTCGCCCGTTCCGTGTTGTAGTCCACGGCTTCTTCCGGCGATCCGTCCTTTTTCAAATACTCAATATAGCGGTGTACGCAGTCCTTCAAGTTGTACAGGCCGGGCCGGGCTTCCGCAAGTACGCCCTTTTGCCGTAGCTGCCGCACGCGGCGATCTGAAATATTAAGCCACTGGGCAACCACAGCGGCGGTATACAGCTTCAATTTTTTGCGCACCCCCTTATTTTTCCGCTACCCGGAAGCGGAAGCGTTTTTTTCCGCTTTTCAGAAAATCAAACGCCGGGGCTCGCCGTACCCTCACCCCTCCTTGGCGCTGGAAGAACCTATTCCGCGCCGCCCGGCTCCGCGTCTTCCAGGTCTTCTTCCACGTCCGCGCCGTCTTCCGGGTCTATGTCGAACTCTCCCGTTGCTTTCTGCCGTGCAAGCTGATACTTCAAACGTTCCAGCGCAAGCCTGCTTTGATCTGCTTCGTGTGCCCGCATACTGTCCAGCAGCTTTATAATCCTGCCATTCAGTTTGTTCAGTTCTGCTTCAACCTTCATGGCCCGGTCAAACGGGCTTGCTTTGATTATGGTTTTCATGGCCGTTTTAAGGCTTTCTTTTCCGCCCTCCGGGTCTGCCACCAGTTCCAGTTCCAGCCCCATTTCTTCCGCCTGTGCGCGGTCTTCCTGTGGAACGGGGACAACCATATGCACGATTTTGTCCGTGTAATATTCCTGCTGCTTCTGCGGGTCTGTAAAGCCATTCAGCAGGTTTGTCAGGTATGTTTTGCGCACCAGCAAACCTTGCAATTCCTCATTCATTCGTTGCAACGTTTCCCCCGGCTTCATTGCCAGGATTTCTTCCTGCTGTTCTTCCGTCAGGTCTTCAATACCTACGTGTGCAAACGCCCCATGCGTTACAGCGTTTTTATTCCCCTGCTTTGCGGGCGTGCTGCCGGCCGCGTTCTTATTGCCCGGCTGCCCGCCCTTCTTTTTCGGCTGCTTTTGCAGGGCATCTTCCCACTTGTCCAGGGATTTCCATTTCCTTATGCGGCCATCGTCCACGCCAACAGCCGCCGCCAGTTCTTTTGTGCTGATTTTCCCGCCGCTTTGCAGGTACAGTTTTTTTGCTTCGTCCCGCTCCGGCTTCCTGGGCCTTGCCATCCCGGTTCCCTCCTGTTCGTTCGTTTTCAGCCTTTCGCCGTTCCTGATCATGCCGGAACTGGTAAAATAATAACAGGCTTTGAATTTTGCTTCAAAGCCTGTTACTGTAGGGGGCTGACTTCAAAGGCTTTTCCCGCCCTTGTTCTGCTACAGTATAGCAGATAAAAGCGGGCAATGGCGGGCAATCTTTACTTTGAAAACGAAAAACCCGCAATAATCTTGTTTGCCCCGAACGATTTAACCAGGCTTCCAACCGCCGCGTCACGGATATTTTTGCATTGCCTTTCGGAATAATGTTTGCGTGCCGAAACTTGTTCCCATTTCAGCCCGTGTAAGTAGTAGTCCGTTACAATCGCTTTCAGCTTGTATTCCAGGCCGGAAATTTCCCGCAGGATTTCCACTTTCAGCGTCTGCAACTCCGCGATCTTTGCCGTGTAATAGTCTATGTTTTCCGCTATTCCATCCGGCAAATTCAAGGCCACGGCCTCCACGGCGTTTGAAATATGGTTTTTCCCTTTCGGCATCCCGTCCAGGCTTTGCCCGCCGATCGTGTCATAGTAGCTTTCCAGTTCTTCTACCATGCTCCGGTAATACCTGATTTCTCCATCAATATTCCGGTAAAACATCAGGGCGGCCAAAACGTCTTTTTTGTCCATTTCCTATACCTCCGATTTCCGGCGGTTCCTTTGAAGTCATAAAAACGGGTATAAGGCATAGCCCCCGCCCCCACAGCGGCTATGCCTTTTCCTTGCTTATTTCAGCTTCCGCGCCCGCGCTTTTTCATCGTGCTCCCCTCCTATTTCAGCTTTCTTCCGCAGAACGGGCAACAATGGAAAATCATGTGTTCAACTGCTCCCGTTTCCTTGTCCAGTATCATTGCCAGTTTTTCTTCCGGCTCATAGGCCAGAAGGAAGCGCCCTTCCGCCGTGGCCTGTTCCCTGTGATAGTCCGGGTTGCACCACGCACAGCCGCGCCCGCGTGGCTCCCGCTCGACAAATGCGGGCTTTTCCGGCTCCTTCTGCGGCGGCTTGTCCGGCTGTCCTTCCTGCTGCCCGTCCTGGGCCGTTTCCGGCACGTCCTGCGCCCCTTCCTCCGCCTCCGTGGTATATCTGTACCCCCCTGCGGCTCCCGGCGCGTCCTGTGCGGCTTCCTTGGCCGCCTGGGGCGCTTCCGCCGCCGCCGTGTCAAATTCCATTTGCCCTTCCAGCGGTCTTCTTTCTTCTTCCGCCTGTTTCAGCGCCTTTGCATCGTTTATGGACAGCACGCCCACTTCTTCCAGCGTGTCCGCCGCCCGCGCCTGATAGTCCGGGGACAGCCCGGACAGTTCATAAGCCGTTGACACGCCCAGCCGCTTTGCCTTAAATGCCTGCATCAATTCCGGGCATAGGTTGTTCTTTATGCTCTTGTACCTGCCGATCTGCGCTTCCGTG